TATTGCCGTTGGAATTCCTGACGTAGCTAAAGTAATTTCATCTTTGATTCTATTCAACAAGTCTGTACCTAACATAGTTTGTATGTGTACATCCTGCGCTATTTTGATAAACTGAATAAATTTATCTGTATCTACATTAGCATTTACCGCAGTAAATTTAACTAAGTCTGTTCTCGATATTAATAAAGCCTCTGCCATTATTTATTATAATTAGGGTGGTGTCCGTTGTTAGGCATATCTATAGGTGCTACTTTGCTTTGTGCATTTCCTGTAGGTCGTGGAGTGTATGATTTAGGAATAGAGTTTACTTCCTCAGATGAACTTAAAGCCTTATCCTCTACATATCCTTTACCATCTTTTTTAGTCTTTAGTTTATAAAGAACCTCATTCCAATAGTGAGAACAATTAACTCCACCTTTGAATTTAAACAAGTCGTAAGGTTGCCCCTTATGTCCTAACTTATCATTTACTCCTGCTCTACTTGCTTTGTCGATGTCTTCTAAACGATATACTACACCATTTGCAGTTCGTGCCATCATTTTAACGCAGAATTCTCGTGAGTTAGCTTTGTTATATCGTGCTGCATATTCATATCGAACCTTGTAAACAGATTTGTCTAAGTTAGATTCTCTACTTGGCTCTGATTTAATTACAGATGCTAAACGTGCTAATACGCTTTTCTTTGGATTTAAAGCATTATTTACCCATTCCTCTGTACTTATATTGTCCGCCTTTACTTCACGCTCTGTAACGCGCTCCCATTCGTCTCCTAATACTTCTCCTGCTAAGTCGTTTAATAGAACTTCTAACTCTTCATCCGTAGCTTCTGAACTTAAAGCAGCAGGTGTTAAATCAGAACCGCCTGATTCAGCAGGTAAACCAACTAAAGAACGAATCTCGTTAGGTGTCATAGATTCCAATACCTTATTTGCTACCAATGGAGAAAGTGAATTGATTCCTTCGATAACTTTATTAGAAGTTTCGCTATTAGTTAAATCTCCATCTGAATCTAAAGGGTTTAATCCTACAAATTCTAAGTCTAAAGAGACACCATTAACTGCTAAAATCTTATCTATAGAATTTAATAACGTTTCTTGCTTTGGTCGAATAACCATATTTTCAAATAAGATAGCTGAATTTCTCAACTCATCTGCATTTGAACTAAATCCATTTGTTGAAGCAATACCGAAAAGCAAAGGACTTGTAACGTTATGCGATAACATAATCTTACGCATACATTCCTCACTTAACTGATTGTATAAGTCGGGCGCATTGTCTACCGGTATAGAATCTATTGTAGTTTTACTTTCGGCATTGTTATTAAATGCTACGATAACTCGTTGTCCATTTGCGCCTGTAAGTTTAGACATAACCTTAGAAGAGATAATATCTTGCTCCTCTGGAGTTGGTTGTCCATTATTGAAGTTTACTACCGTGCGTGAACTAAATGAAGACTGAACCTCAGAAATTAAATAGCTTGATATCTCTTCTTCTAATACTGCGTATGGGATGCCACCTTGATAATCTACATAGCTAAAGTATTTCATCCCTACCGAATAAGGTTGAATAAACATAATTTCTACTTGCTCATTACCGAATCCAAATGCAGGAATTCTCTTAGGTGCATAGTTTCTTAAATCTTCCCAATTATCCGAATAGTAATAGGCTTCGATTTGTCCGTCTTTATTGCATTTTTCAGGTGCTAAAAGATGTACAGGAATATGATATGCCTATAATACTTTGCTTCTATCTTTAGAGTAATGTACTTGGAACGCTGCTTGTCCCAACATCTCAAAATCTAATACTACTTTACGCATATCGTCTGCGTTAATCATAGCCATCATTTGAGCGTACTCGTTAGGCTTTCTTGAAGCATCTACTGCGCTTAAACCTTTACCATATACCAAACGGCTAATATTGTTTATAATAGCGTTATTAGTAGTAGAGTTTTTATATCTATCAATTAAGAACTGATAGTAAGAGTTGTTTTCTCCATACGTTACCCATTCATTCTTCTTTGATTCCTCAATGATCGGCGCTTCGTATTTTGCTAAATTTAAGATGTGTAGATTACTCATAAATTATAAAGTCGTTTGTTGTGGTCGAACTTACATACTGACCATTGTTTACGCTAAATGATACCAAAGGCTGATTAGTACAAAATATCTTGTCTTTAAATACTATATCACTCCCGTTTTTTAATACCAACATATAGAAATGATTTTCAACTAAATCAAATATAGCTTCTATAGTGTGGTAATATTCACCTACCGTAGAATCGATTATAGTTACAACCTGCGTATAATTTGTTTGCTCGTCAGTTAACTCCAAAGTATCATAGCTTTCCTCTCGTGGAATGAAGCTAATAATTTGGCTTGTAGCTGATACATTTAATACTATCATACTATATTAACTTAAACAGTTCGATATTGTTTTAAAAAAGAAAAGGGTAACCGAAGCTACCCTAATCCAACTATTATGAAAGAAAAACTATACAGTTACAATGGTCGCGTTAGATAGAACCGTTCTAAGCCCTACCTCAGTTGAACAATTTAAGAAGTTTGCAGGGATATTCTCCATTCCTGTGAACGTCAAAGTGTACCCAGAAAAATCCCCAAGTGCCGTCCCGTTAGAGATAGTACCCGCAGTTACATCCATTCCTCTCTCTACACCTGCAAGAAAGAACTGATTGTTTCTGTTTCTTACCACGATGTGAGGTCTTCCGTAAGCAAGTAACTTAACCATTTTATGGGTAGCTACATCTTGCTTTTTCAAGTTGGCAACTAAAACCTGCTCTACAAAAGTAGTTCCGTTGTCTCTTGAAGAGTTTATCGTTTGCTCAAAAGAGTTAGTTCCTTTAAGTTCGAATTTATACACGTTTGTTACGTTGTTAATGTCATCAATAACATCCGTGTTGGTAACGTTATACGTTAAATCATTTGGGTAAGAATAGTCTCCGTAATTGATAATGTAGATAGCATCTAAACCACCTACCGCATCTTTACAAGGCTCTATTCTTCCGTTTGCAATATCACAGCTCATTTGTTAAAATTTTAACACTTTGTTAAAGTGTGGTTAATATTTTATAAAAAAAGGGTGGTAGATATTCCACCACCCTCGTTATTTAATTAGTTAAGATTAGTTAGCTGAGTTAGTTACACCGTAAGTAACACAATCTCCAGCAAAACCATATTTAGCATCTGCAGTAAAACGCATAATTACTCGTACGTTTTGAGAACCATCAAGGTCTGCCATATCAATAACTTTAACTTCATTCAAGTCAGAAAGAAGACCTGTAGCGAAGTGTAGGTTAGAAGACTGAGTTAAAAGACCTCTGTTGTCATCAAGACCATAAGCCAAGAAGATTGGAATACCATCAAAAGAAAGTGAACCGTTAGTATACCACTGAGTACCTTGTGCGTTAACACCATTAGCACCCAAACCTGATGCACCGAATCCACCCAAAGCACGGATATAAGCACGTACGATGTTAGAAGAAAGATACAATTTCAAATCTGGTTGTCCGTACAAACGAGATGGACAAGCGTCTACGATTTTCCCAAGTTCAGCGATAACGTCACCTGCATCTACTGTAGTACCTGCTACCTCTTGTGCAGCTGGTAATGAAGCATCAACTGCAAGTTGGCGCATAATACCTGAGAACTCACCTGCAGAAGCATTGTTACCTTCCCAAATAACACCTTCCATATGAGAAGCAACTTTCTCAGCTACGTGAGCAATAAGGAAATCAGCGAAAGATTTAGGAAGAACATCGAATGCTCCGTAACCCATCTCAGCCGCCTGCCAAGTTTGGTGGAAATCTTTTTTACAAAGTTGTAGGTTAACTTGGAACTCTTCAGGATTCAATACTCTTTCAGTAAGAGTTAAAGTTGAAGTAGCATCAAAATCACAAGTAGCGTTCTTAACGATTCCGTCAGTAGCAACACGTTGGATAACTTGCTTGTACTTAACATTTGGGTGGATAGTTAAACCACCTTGCTCTAAAGTTGGTGCAGACAAAAGTGCTGCAGCAATGTACTTACCTGCGAACTCCCCAGCGTAAGTAGTTGTAATTGATGTTGTAGTAGCCATCTTTTTTTTAAATTATTAGTTAATTATTTATTTAATTTTTCAAGGATAGAATCCATTGTAGTTCTTGCTCTTTTAGAAGCAAATTTGAATCCTTCTGCTTTATTTACATTCTCAGGGTTAAAAGTGATAGGAGATACTTCCTCTAATTCAACCTTATTTTCTTTAGTAGTTTCTTCAGTAGCAACTTCTGTAGTAGGCTCAACTTTTGAAAACATTTCCAACTTAGCTTTCAACTCTTCGTTTTCAATTTTAAGTGCTTCCATTTCTGAGAAGAACGTTTCTTTAACGATAGATTCAACCGTCTTTTTAATGTCTTTAGGTGCTGCGGCTTCTGCCTCAACTTCTACCTCTGCTTCTGCTTCTGGCTCTTCTATCGGCATTTCCTCTTCAACTTCCATTTCTTTAATTTCAGCAATAATACCTTCTTCGATTACTACCAACATTTTAGAATCTTCCAATTCATATTCTCCTACAGGCAAAGCGATTTTTTGGTCTTCAGCAACTATAAATACTTCTGCTCCTGCTTCAAACACTTCAGCTTCTAATACTGTAACTCCGTCTGAAAGTTTCATAGTACCCAATTTAACTTCCATTCCAAGAAGTTCTTTAATTTGATTGATTACGTTCTTTTTCATATTTAACATTTATAACTTAATAACTTTCGTGTTTTTAATCTGTTGTATTTTTTAATTAATCTGTCTTTCCGTGTTTGTGTTTACAACGTTACTTACGACTTGATTTACCGTACTACCAACTCCTTGATTTTGCAGCTCTCCTGTGCAGCATTTTGAGTTATACGTACCATCGTCACAAAGGCATCCTCTTTTACCGCCTTTAGGACTTGTCTTACTTAGTGTTTTTTGTTTTGCCATCTTATTTGTTTTTGATTTGTTCTAATTTACGTTGCGCCCATTCTACACCTTCATCTCCACCCCAAGCTAACCACATTAATCTACCGCATCCATCTCCTAACTCCTTGTCAGAGTTTTGACGTTGACGTTCAAACGATGCCATTCGTGCAATAGTTTCTTCGCTTATAGGTTCGCCATTTGCTAACTGATTTGCTCGTGCTTTACCTACAGGTGTTCCGCAATCTCCCCATCCGTTTTCTTCTGCATATCTTAAAGCTATCTTAGCGTTTTCTTTAGCTGCTTCTGGATAGTCTGTGTAGCTTTCAAGTTGTAAGGGTAGTTCGTCTTTATGATATAAATACTCGCTATCTTCTGTGTGTACCGCTCCCGTCATTAATCTACCTGAAGCGTCTTTATGCGTTGCTCCTGTATATACCTTTCCGTCTTTTGTGTAATGCTCTACTCCCTCTTCTAATTCCTCTTGTTCAGCTTTTAATATAAGTGCTTTTAACTTCTCAATTAATTCCTCTTCTGTTTCTGGCTCAGTAATCGTAGGTTTAAGGCTCATTTCGTATTTGTCTGCAAAGTAACCTTCTATAGAAAATCCTTTTACTTTACCTTCTTTTACGTCTTTCCATACATCGTCATTATTTACCTTCATAGAAATCATCCACGTTCCTACCGGTAGGCTGAATCCGTATTTTGCAGACTTGTCTTTTTTCTCATCTTCGATAATCCACGATTCTACCACACTCATTCCACTTAATTTTTTATCGTGTTCGTATGTAGCGTTATTTTGGTTTGCTCTCATTAAGAATAACTCAGATGCTTTTCTAACCGTGTCCTTACTAAAATAGATATGATACTCTTCGTTCTTGTCGTTACGTCTGTAGATTTGTTTATTAGGAACTAAAGCAGCACCCATTAAGATACGCTTCTCAGTATCTATTTCTTTCAACTCTACTTCGTGTTTATGTAACGCAATAAAATTCTCTTCTATTGCAGGAGAACTAACTACAGAAACGGCATCTATTCCGCTCATCTCATCGTTCTCGTCTATCACTAATTCTATTATCTTATTCATATCCTAATAACTTTATAATTAACCAAACGTTGCGTTATTCACTCTATTCCTATCTAAAGACTGAGCAGTCGTTACATCTCCACTTACTACATAGGCTTGAATTAATCCCTCTCCTAATCCTGCTAGTGGATTAGTTGCTTGAGCGTTTCCTACTAAGTTAAAGTTAGGAGTAATCACAGAGCCACCTGTACCACCACTTGGCGCAGGAGTAGGAGTAGGACTTGAAGAATTGCCACCACCTTCAAACTTTTGAGATGATATTTTAGCAACATTTGTTAAACCCGCAGCAACTGCTACACCCGCAGCAATAGCACCACGAATTGGTGAGGATGGGTCAGGCAATGGTAAGAACTGAGATTGATATGCACTAACTGCACTCTGATAAGTTGTAATTAATGCACTTGCTATACTCGCAGCTTTCTGAATTTCGAATGCTCTTTTAGCTTGTTTCTCTCCACGTTTACCATATACTTCAGCTATATTGTTAATTAGTGAAAGTGTATCTTGTGCCGTTTGTAATGCAAATTCTTTATTTCTTTGAATTTCAGCTTCTCTTTTAGCTGCTTGTTCTTTGTAGTAATCATTTGTTAAATTACCCCAATAAACTAAATAATTGTATTTAGCTTGTTCGCCATTATTTACACTTTCAATTTCTTTTGCTTTTTGTGTATCTAATTTTAATACACCTTCATCTGCGTTTCTTTGTAATTCTTCAGTAGCTTCTTTTGTTTTTGTTACAACTTCTTTGTTTTGCTCAACGTATTTTTTACCATTATTAGTGAGTTTAGCAATATCATCTCCAGCTTTTAACGCTGCCTTACCATAATTCTCAAAACGCTTTTCTGCATCTGCTAAAGCCTTTTCACTTTCTCTAATTTTTTTAGCTGCTTTTTCCGCTGCAATAGAAGCCTGTTCATTTACATCTATAGTAGTTAAAACACCATCTTCTAATGTTCGTCTAGTTTTACCCGCACCCTCTTGAATTGCTTTAGCTAAATCCTTTTCTGATTGCGCAATTTCTTGTCTTAATTTAGACTGCGTTTTTAAGTTTTGTACTAT